CGGTATCCCAGTTGCTATCGCTATCTCGACTATTAGTCGGTTGATGCTTCCGGGCTCGTAACTTTTGGGCTTTCATCTCCAATCGTCATCTCTTCAACTGTTAGCTCCCAAATCTCTTGAGGCTTGGTTGGCTTTCCAGCTGCTTCGCGCTTATACGCAAAGTAAGCAAGATCTAAGAAGTCCGCTTGCTGATAAGCCGATATATCCTTCATTGAATAAATCGATTTACCAGTTTTGCGTTCCCACTTAGCCCACTCTGGTAAGCCAGCCTGATAAGTAACTGATTCGCCAGAGTTATATTTAATTGTGATTGATATTTTCATAGCTCCCGATGCTCCGATCTCTTAGCTGAAGTTTTCTGATGGGGTTCCAACGACTGTCATCGTCCAAGTGTCGGTAAGCGCTCCGGGTGCTGCGCCGCCTGCTGCTGGGAAGATTGGCAATACGCTGAAAGTAAATACTGCGCCAGTTACGGCTGTAAAAGCAACTGTAAGTGTGGTGTTAGGTGCGGTTTCAGCATCAGTCCACATTGCTTCAAATAGAGAGCTTGCAACTCCCCAATCCTGAAGTAACTCAATTGTGAATGTCCATTGCTTATCAACGGACTTATAAGCGCGACCATCGAGAGTTTGGTAAGTCTCAATGATTGTGTCGCAGCTTAGGACTGCGCTTGTTGCTTGGGCATCGTAGTTAGCGCTATCAAGTGTGAAGGTAACATCGCGCCCAGTTATTACTGTTGTTGGCATTTGGGTCTCCTATGCGGTTTGCTCGTAGCGGACGCTCAAGCGAATATCTGAAACTAGCAGGGTTGTAGTTCCAACTTCAGTTACTGAAGGTCTTTCGACTATCGATAACTCATACTTGGAAGCGTTTAGCGCTCCAAGAATACTGATAATTAATTGCTCTAAATTGTCCAGAGCAGCGGCGTTGCTGAAATACGCAACGCAAGCAGTTATGGTGTAATTTAATTTGACGCGAGTAGTTGATTTGCCTAAGACTTCAAGCTCCATATAGGGGGAGTCTGGAATGACGATAATTGCTGGAACTATTGGCGCTTCTGGAACTGAGTCATAAATATTAGCGGTGCATCCTGCTAAAGCGGTCTTTAGCGCTCCTCTAACATCTGTGGCAATTGTTGATGCAGGCATTAGCCCACCATAGTTTCAACATCAAGATAAGGGCCAAGTAAGCCAGTTACTTTGGCGAGTAAATTCTTAGATAGGCGGTAAGGAGTTACTGCAAAATCTACGCCTTCGATTGATCCACCAGCGGCGGTTCTGGACTGGAAGATTTCAACGGAGATAGCCAGAATAGCAGCTTCAGCATTGGGGTTTCCGACATAGGTCGATAATCCAGATAGCGCAGCGTTTCCTGCTGGGATGATATTTTTTTCCAATATGTCTGCATTGGTGATTGCGACTGTAAATACATAATCTGAAATTTCGTCATCGGTTACTGTGTGAGTGCCATTGAAAGGAGCTCCGCAGCCAGTAATAATTACGGATTGGCCCTGAGTAAATTCGTGAATTGTTGCGGTCTCAAAGTAAGCAATATTATCGTCAAGCTTTACTTTGTTAATTTTGCTTTGAAAAGTTACCAGCATTGGGAGAACTAGATTCTCCGATGCATCGACAATATCGTTTAGATAAGCATCGTTATATAGGGATGACGAAACACCAAGAATTGTCCTCAGCTCTGTGGCTGTAACTATTGTTGGCATTTCGTCATCCTTTCAAGCAGTTAGGTGAGGGGCCAGCTCGGGAGCGGACTGGCCCTCACTTTTTTTAATTAACTACGCAACCATCCAACGATAAGCGCCAGCGCCTACCTTTGTTGCTAGTGCGCCATAACCATAGTAAGCAACCTTGATTTGACCAGTTGCTACCTGTGCAGTCTCCAAGCGGAAACGGCTTGACTCATACCAAGTATAAGCCTCTGGATTGATGATAATGATTGTGTTATCGCCAACACCTGAGCCAGTTGTTAGATTGCGATCTACGCGGAAGTTCAAGCCAAGTAGATTTCCAGTTGCAGAACCTGCTCCAAGATTTCCACCTTGATTCATATTGCCAATCAAGTTCTGGTAAATCGGACGGCCAGCATCAGCAAGATTCTGGATTACGCCCCATTGCTGAGGAGAAGCGATAATGTTTTGTGCGAATCCTAGAGTATTGGAGTAAATTGAAACTCCAGCATCGGATACGAAGTCAAGAAGTCCAGCTGCATCAAGAGTGCGGTTTCCGCCATCTGTTCCACCAGCAATTAAGCCAGTTACTACTGCGACATCTGTTGCCTTTGCATAGGCATATTCCATTTGACGAACTAGCTCATCAAAGAACGCTGGTGAAGAGCGGTCGAGAAGTTCTACTGAGAACTCTTGTCCGCCTGCATACTTCTTGACGGAAACTGAAAGGAACTCAGAGGTCATTCCTGTCTCATCAATTGTTGCTTCTTCAGCTTCTTCTCCAACTGTTGGAACGGCAGTTAGCTTAGGAATCTCAAAGCTCATTCCAGCATCTGGAAGAACGCCGCGAGATACTGAATCAACTGCTGGACGATCAGCATTTGCTAGAGGGTTAATTACCTCGGTTAGCTGACGGGTTGGAATTAAACCAGCGTTATTGCTTGTGGTGTCGTCTGCTGCGCGAACATAAGCGCGAGCATCGTCATTTCCTAGAGCAGCGCGAACGCTCATCTCTAGATATTTTGCCTTGGTAAATTCAAGGCGAGGGCTTGTGTAGAAAGCAGGCTTTGGAGCTGCTGCTTCTACTTTGGCTGCTTCTACCGCTTCTTCAACGGCAGGAGCAGGAGCGGTAGTGTCGGACACTTGGTCTCCTTCGGTTGGGTTCTCTGAATCAGCGGTTGCCAAATCAGAATCTTCTTTTGGTGCTTCATTCTCGGATGCTGCTACTTCGCTTACGCGAGCAGAATCAATTGCAGGATCAGTAACTAGAGAAACTTCATCTAGGGTTGCTGAAGTAATCTGCATTACGCCTTTGTTATTTGTCCATTCATTTATTTGAGCGCCTACGCTAAATCCATCGCGTAGCCCTTCAGTTGCTTCAACTAAGGCATCTTCTCCAGCCATAGTATTGGCAATCTTAAAAGTCGCCTCAATTCCGTTAGCAGTTACATTGTGAGAAACCATTTTGCCAATTGGCCGAGTTCTGTCGTGCTCAAGGAGCAACTTAACTGGCTTAATCTCAATGCTATCTGCTGCAAATATTGTCGGGCCTACTGAGGTATTTCCTTGCTCATTCCAAGTAACAATAGTTCCAGTAATCGTTCTCTTTATTGTGTCGGCAGCTGTAACTGCCATTGGCATATTAACCTTCATTTGGTATTAGGTCCTCTTCTCGCTGAATCTGCTCAACGCTCATCGCGCCAATGCGGTTTAGAATTTCATAAACTTGAGCTCTTTCTAATGCGTTACCGCGTAAGAAATCGTCAAGTGCAAAGCGCACCATTACTGGATTTGGAACGAAGTCTGGTAATGATAAGCGTTCCTCAATCGCTTTAAGGATTGGGCGAAGTGAGAAATCAACTAATGAGCGCCGCTCGGACACCGCGTTTGAATAAGTCATAGAAGTCGCTTCGGCGCTCAAGAAGTAGGCAGGGATGCCGCAAGCTCTAGCCAATTCAAGCGCTACATATTGACGGCCTTCTGCAAGTTGCAATGATTTAGGATCAAAGCCAAATTGCTCAAGATTTACATCAGCATTTAGAAATGCAGTAGAGCGAGATTGGCGAGCAGTTTTCCAAGCGCTTAGAAGTGCTGAAATTCTTTCGGCAGTTAAATTAGTTCCATTCGATTTAAGAACCATAGTTGGAGCAGGCTCTTTAGCATAATTAACTGCTGCGTTCTCAAGATATACCGCAGCTGCGATTGTCTTACCAGCTCTATGAAGCAATCCCTCATCTGGGCCATCAAAGCGAATGAGTGAGCCGACTCCTTGAAGTGGAACGGCCATTCCATCCACTTTATAAGATTCAATTACTGTGTTGCGAAAATCTGTATCGACTGTAACGCGGTCTGGGCTGACGCGAGTCCAAGCTCTTACGCGACCGCCATCAGTTGAAGAATACATTTCTAAGACTTGACCATACCCAGCACCATAAAGCCAAATATCTTCAGCGAGCCAGTTATAAATTACAAATCCTGCAACTCTTGGGTCTGGTTGATTAATAACGCGATGCGGATCTACATACTGTCCAGTGATGCGATTAAAAGTGGTGAGAGGTAATGAGCCAATAGTTCCGCAGATGATATTGCGAGCTCTAGCAACCGATGGAACGCTCATTGCTAATTGCCGAGTGGTATTAGTTGCACCACCAAGAATATTATAAACTGAATCGCTAATCTGGACGGGAGTTAGCGCGGCTGCAACATCTGAAACCTTTGTAGGTTTAGCCGTCTGAACCTGTGGAAATAGGAAATCTCTTATAGCACCCATTGCTTACATTGTAAGCGAGCCTACTTACACTATTTGAATATCTACTCCGTTTTCAGCCATCGTTGCATAGTGTGTCGCTAAAGCTGAAGCAATTGCTCCGCAAATAGTTGTATTGCTTACTTTGCGACCCATTACCCAACCGCCGTCTCCAAAGGGTAACTTGACGGCGGATAGGCATTGCTTGGTCAGCTCTTCCTGTCCCGAGTGAGCTAACCGCTGAGATGAAATTGCTCCCAATAATTCATCGCAGCTTTGGGCATAATCAAGGCCGTCTATTGGCTCGACTCTTATTCCTGCAGGAGCCAATCTAGCGGCTACCGCTGACGCGGTTTTGGCTGAATAGGCAACTAGCTGAACTGGATACTTTCGCACCCATTCTGCTACATCATTAGCCATTGCTTTATCGTCCAGATTGGCAGGATTATGCCAAGTCTGCAGCAATATGACTTGGAACTTATCGCCCTCTAGTCTTTGGCTAGCAACTAATGCAGCTTCTTTTCTACTAGGGCTAAGATCAATAGCCAGCCAAGTATCTGCTTCAGGGTTGAGTCGAAGTTCCTCAACTCTGCAACTTTCCCACTGAGAGGGATTGATAACTGGGTTTATGGTATCGACCCATTGGCATAAGACTTCTGTGCGCACAATGTCCTCTGGGTCTGATAAGACTGCTCGGATATTATCTGGATGAACTGTTATGCCAAGTGATGGATTAGCTTGGCAGACACCAAGCCAGAAGTCCGGGGAGTTATCAAATTTAATGCCTTGAGGCGCTGACCATTCAAACCAACCAATATCATCATTGCTACCAAATATGGCAGCCATTGCTCTTTCCCTAAGTTTATTTAGAACGATACTGTGTTGATCTCCAGCATTTGAATAAACCCATATTTGAGGATTTGGGCTAGCCATTTGGGTATATCGCAAAGCAGACCAAACATCCTCATCTTTATACTCTCGGGCTTCGTCTAGGTGTATCGTTTCAGGGGCTGCAATGCCTCTACCAGCCGAGTTATTGGCTCGGACGATATATCGCCTTCCTTCAGTAAATTGGAGTTCTTGAAAGCCTTTACTTTCCAGCTTCTTAGTAAATTCAGCAGCTAGCCTTGGATTCTGTTCAATAATTCCATAAATCTTATAAAAGAGCTCTGCTGAAGTAGTTAGCTTATGGGCGGTATGAACTTGAAGTTTTTCTTTTAATACATAAATCCTAAATAGAATTTGAAGGGCCATAAAGGTTGATTTGCCTTGTTGCCGAGCGCAAAGCAAAGTAATTACTGGGTGAGCCCATCGGCCATCGGGTTTTTGTTTTAGGCTGTGATGAGCCAGCCATTGCTGCCAAGGCATAAGCTCAAAGCCGATTTCCTCGCAGAATTTAATCATTTGCTCACCTAGTGAGGGTAAATCGTTGAGTTTTGTGTGAATACGCGGTTCTGCCACACCTCGGTAAGTCGATTCGTCCCTGACTCGGGCAATCTCTCCCAATTGAGCCATTTCAATTTGTTTCATTCCTGATAGTGCCTAGCCGAGCCATTTTCAGGGAAAATCTTCCCAATGGGGGTCGTGGGTCTGGATGCGCGCTCAAAAAAGGTGGGGGTCATACGATCGCGCTTAGAACTATTGCATTGAGTGCAGCAAGCCACCATATTAGAAGCTTCATCAGTTCCACCCTTGCTGATAGGTATCAGGTGATCTACTGTATTGGCTTCTTGACCGCAGTAATGGCAGGTATTGTAATCGCGTTGCAATACTTGCAATCTAGTTCTTTGGTAATAGGTTGAGTTATATCTTCTAGTCAATGCCAGCCCCGAGTCTCAAGGTGATGAAGTGCATCGCAAGCATCGATATATCTATGACGCAGAT